GGGCTGATGGCTTCACTGAACTATATTGTGAGGTGAGGACTGGTGGTTAGTATTAATCAGCTACAAAACGAAATTATGAGACAGTTGAATATCTATACAAATGATGTTCAAGAAAAAATCATTGATACCCAAGAGGAATTAGGAAAAGAAGCTGTAAAAGAACTAAAAAGTAACAGTCCGAAGAATACTGGAGATTATCGTAAGGGTTGGCGTTTGAAAAAAGAAAAGGATAAAGTGATTGTCCATAATAAAACAAACTATCAGTTAACCCATTTACTCGAAAAGGGGCATGCAAATAGGGATGGAGGCAGGACTCCTCCGCAAGTCCACATTGCTCCTGTGGAAGAAAGAGTAGTTGCAGAGTTTATTAGTCGTGTGGAAAGTGATATTCAATCATGATACTCATTGAACTAAAGTTAATTCTCGATTCCATTGGTTATCCAGTGGCTTATTCACATTTTAAGGATAGTCCTCCAAGTATTCCTTATATTTGTTACCGAACACAAGGTACAGAGAACTTTTTTGCAGATAACAAGATATATCAAGAAGTGGTTCCGGTTGATATTGAATTATATACGGAAAAGAAAGATCTAACTGCTGAGAACAAATTGAAAAATACTTTGCAGGAAAACGGAATTAATTACGAAATGCTTCCTGAGGTTTATATCAATTCTGAGGAATTATTTCTAAATACATTTGAAGTGGAGTTGAGATAGTATGCCAGAAAATAAAGTTACTTTTGGTTTAGAGAATGTTCATTATGCACCTTATACGATTATTGATGGTGTAGTTACTTTTGAAAAGCCAACACCTATCCCGGGTGGAGTAGAACTAACAAACGAACCAAGAGGAGATATGACTGAATTCTATGCTGACAATATGGTCTATTATTCAGCTGCTAATAATCAAGGATACGAAAGCACTTTAAACATTGCTAATATACCTGACCAATTCGCGATTGATTGTTTAGGCGAAGAATTGGATGAAGAAGATGGAGTGCAAAGTGAATACGCGGATGCCAAACAAAAGCAATTTGCGCTTTTGTTTCAATTTGAAGGTGATGTAAAAGCAGTACGTCACGTTATGTATAACTGTACAGCCAATCGTCCGAATGTTAATTCATCTACAAAAACAGATACAGTTGAGCCTAATGCCAATGAGTTAACATTTGTATCAAGTCCAATTGTGCTAAATAATAGAAAAATTGTTAAAACGAAAACCACTCCTACTACAAAGGCTGCTATATATGATGGTTGGTATGAAAATGTCTATGTAAAAGGACAAGCAGCTATTCCAGAAGTGTGAGGTGATTAGATGGAAAAGACAATAACAATTGATGGTAAAGATGTTCGTTTTAAGAGCAATGGTGCCACACCTATCAAATACCAAATGCAGTTTAGAAAAAATTTCTTCGCGGAAATTTTAAAGCTTAATAAACTAGGAAAATTAAAGAACATGGACGAAATGGATGATGATGTTATAGACGCGTTAGATTTCAATGTGTTTTATAATATTGCTTGGACATTTGCTAAAACGGCAGATGCAAGTGTTCCGGATCCAGAGAAATGGCTAGAATCATTTGATGAATTCCCGATATTCGATTTCATTACTGAATTGCAGGAAATGATTATGGTCAACATACAATCTTCAAAAAAAAAATAAATGTGCAAGAAAAAGAGCCAGGTAACAGTGAGGAATTTAGCACTGAGAAGTACCTGGCTCTTTGTTATAAATGTAAACTAACACGATTAGATCTTGAAGATATGACCATAGGAATGTGTCTTGATTATATTGAGGAATACATTGAAATGAGCAATCCAAAGAAGAAAAAGGTTATTGCAAGAAAGGCCACTCAGGCTGACTATGACAGCTTTTAAGTGAGGTGAGAAGATGGCAGGACGTATAAAGGGAATTACAATAGAACTCGGGGCAGATACAACCAGTCTTGAAGGTGCTTTATCTGATGTTAATAAGAAATCGAAACAACTACAAAGTGAATTAAAAGATGTAGAAAAACTTCTCAAATTTGACCCCAATAACGTTGAGTTATTGGCTCAACGTCAACAACTTCTAACAGAGTCTGTGGAAAACACTCGGAAAAAGTTAGACCAACTTAAACAAGCAGAAGCCCAAGTACAACAGCAATTTGAACGTGGAGAAATTAAAGAAGAGCAATATCGAGCTTTTCAAAGGGAATTACAGGATACAGAGCGTACCCTTCAAAGATTTGAAGATTCTTTAGATAGTTTGCAAAAAGAACAAGAAAAGGTTGGAGAAGGTACCCGTAGATTATCCACACTGTTTGAAGCCACTGGAACGTCTGTAGAAGATTATTCCGACGTATTAGGTCAAAGGTTAGTAAGAGCAATTCAAAATGGTACAGCGACTAGCAGAGACCTAGAAAATGCAATCCAAAGAATCGGAATAGAAGCTTTAGGATCTAATGTAGATATTGAGCGGCTTAGCAACACACTTCGCACTGTGGATAACGGCAACTCTATTCAAAATGTTAGGAATGAACTTCAGCAATTAGAGAGCGAAGCTAGACAAGCTGAGAGCTCGATTGAAGATCTAGACTATGATCTTGAAAACATTGCCGGAGCAATGATAGCTGGTGGAGGGATATCAGGGGCTATTGAAAGTGCATTAGAAAGTTCAAGCCTTGATACCAAAATAGAGCTGGCATTTGATATACCTGAAGATTCAATTGAAACAATAAGAAAAGCAATATTAGATGTTAATGCTGTTATAGAGGATGAAGAAGCTGCTGTCGCAGGTGTAAGAAGACAATGGGCTTTAAATAAGGATGCGACAGACGAAGCAAACTTGGCAGTAATCCAGGGCGCAACAACTATCACAAAGACATATGAAGGAATTGATTTTACTGAATTAATTCAGGAAGTTAATGAAATAGCTTCGGAATTAAAAATCTCTGACATACAAGCCGTTGCCTTAGCTAGTTCGTTATTAAAAATGGGGTTTCCACCTGAACAAATTGATATTATAGCTGAATATGGTCAGCAACTTCAAAGAGCTGGTTATGATGCAACTGAAATCCAAGGGATTTTTGCTGCTGGTGTTAATACAGGTACATGGAACATAGACAATCTTTTAGATGGACTTAAAGAAGGTCGTATCCAGATGGCTGAATTTTCTTCAGCTATGTCAAAGGATCAGAGAGCAATTGCTTCTTCAGTAGAAGGAGGAATTGATAAATTTGACGAGTGGGCATTAGCAATTGCCGAAGGTGGAAAAAAAGGTTCAAAAGCTATGCGAGAAATTGCAGAAACCTTAAATGATATGGAAGGCACTGCAAAGAATGATTTAGGGACGTTGGTTTTTGGGACAATTTTCGAAGACCAAGGACAAAACATAATTGATACCTTACTTAATGCGGACTCTCAAGTGGCTAATTTAGGTGATAATATCAAGGAACTAAATAATTCTACTGCTACTTTAAATGCTGATCCAGCGGTTAAACTTCAGAAAGCTTTTGCAGATTTAAAAACAGCACTTCAACCTTTATTAACTTTGATAGCTGAAATAATTAGTAAATTCGCTGAATGGGTTAGCAATAACCCAGCACTAGCGGCAACCATAACTGCAATAAGCGTAGCCATCGGAATACTATTGGGGTTGATATTTGCTTTAGCTCCAATATTTGCGACCTTAGCCAGTGCAGCTGCAGTTGCTGAAGTGGGGATTGCTGCATTAATGGCTCCATTCACGGGAATTGTAATTGTAATTACAGCAGTTATAGCTATTATTGGTCTCTTGGTAACTGCTTTTGTTGCTTTATATCAAAACAATGAAGACTTTCGGAATAAGGTTCAAGAAATATGGACCAGTATTCAGAATGTCTTTTTTATTGTTTTGAATTATATAAAGAACCTTGTTACAACCATCATGACTGAGGTATCAACTTTCTTTGCGGAAATCCTAGGAAGAATAAAGACATTTTGGAATGAGAACGGACAACAGATTATGGCTATTGTGAATATGTTTATGAACAACACCCAAGCAGTCATTGAAGCTGTAATGGGAGTCATAAAAGGGATTTTCGAAATGATATGGCCGATAATCGTTGCGGTAGTCAGATATGCATGGGAAACAATTCAGCTTGTCGTTAAAACAGCAATCGATTTAGTCCTAGGCATTATTCAGACTGTTTTAAAGGTATTACAAGGTGACTGGGAAGGTGCTTGGGAATCGATAAAGCAAACGGTGGAAAACATTTGGGGTAACATCACATCTTTCCTTGAAGGAATTGACCTTGCAGGAACAGGGAAGCAAATCATGCAGGGGTTAATCGATGGTATCTCTTCGATGGGTAGTGCAATATGGGACAGCGTAACATCCATTGGACAAAGTATTAAGGATGGATTTACAAGCTTCTTTGACATCAATAGTCCATCCCGATTAATGCGTGATGAAATCGGTAAGTATATCGGCGCTGGTCTTGCTGTCGGTATGGAGCAATCTACAGCACGTATAGCAAGGGCATCAGATTCCATGAAAGATGCTGCCTATCCTGATTTAAATAAAGGCTCATCTACTGGAGCAACTTCTAATAATTTCAACTTCGAGGGAATGCTAAAAGGTGCTGTATTTAATGTACGAGAAGAAGCGGATATTGATAAAATAGCAACAAAACTCAGAGATCGCACTGTATCTGCTGCAAGAAAAGGAGGGGTGATATTTGCCAACTAAACTTGATAACTATACATTTGAAGACTTTGGACTTATTGAAGAGTTTGGCCATGTTCATCCTTCCACACCAGAGTTTAATGAACAGACCTTATCGGTACCAGGATTACCCGGGCTTTTAGGTTTCGGCACCCAAATAGGCGCAAAGCAGTTTAGTTTACCAGTAAAAGTTTTTGTTAGAGACAGATACGAAAGGCAACGGATTAAGAACAAATTCGTTGCTTTTTTATTTGATGAATATAGGCAGCCGCGGGAATTTAAATTGTCATTTGACTATGAACAGGACAAGTATTATATCGCTAAGATTGCTAGTCAATTTACACCAGAGATGCTGTTTCAAATGGACCAATTTGAACTGCCTTTAGTTGCAAATGATTCGACTAAGTATTTCTTGATTGATGCAGATGAAATTAGAATGGGAAGTCATATCCCAATACTTTCACATGTAAGACCAGCAAGACATTCTTTTAACATTTCAGACAATCAGACAATCCAGATAATAAATGAGGGTACATTAGCACTGCGACCTAGAATATTAATAAGCGGCAGGGCTACCACATTAACTGTCACTAATACTCGTAATGGTAAATCATTTAACATGAGTAATATTGTTTCAGGTTCACCAGTGATTGTGGAAGGTGAGACGTACCTTGTCACAGTAGGTGGAGTAGATACCTTTTCTAAGTTAGTAGGGGACTTCATCGACTTGTTACCTGGAGAAAACAATTTAGCGATAAGTGGCACAAACCTTAGTTTAACAATGAGTTTCAAATACAAATCTCAATTCATGTAGGTGGTGAGAACATGGCAGATGCACCAAAAATAGAATCAAGCGATTATCTAGATGAAGCATATCATAAGATTAACTTAGCTATTATTAATGCCAATGAAGCGAAAAACACTGCAGATTCACTTGATACTAATATAAAAAAGGCAGTGGATATCCAAAAACAAGTTACTGTACTAAATAAAGGAGCTTTTGATACTAAAATAATCGGTAAAAACAAATTTAATAAACGTCAAATCATTAGCGGATATTGGTTTAATAACTCATCAGGTGGTGAACTTTATACCAACGCTAACTACTTTGCAACAAACAAAATTCCTGCTAAGCCAAGTCAATCATACGCAACAACAAATATATCAAGGGTTGTGGAATGGGATATAAATGGAGATTTTTTAAAAATAACTCCTATTTATACAAGTATGAGTGCTATAGTCACTTCAGCTAATACTTACTTCCTTTCTTTTGATGGGCCATTATCAACTATAAATACTGCTCAACTAGAAGAAGGAACAGCTGCTACAACTTATGAAGGATATATTGAATATATCAGTGAAAAAAACCTTGGCAGCCGATCCGTTAGGAAAGAAAAATTAGCTGATATGGTAGTAGGAAAAAATAAATTCAACAAAGCGAATGCTAAAAAGGGATACTGGTATAACGGCACTACAAACGGGATACCCACTGTTAGAGAAAATTACTTTGTTTCGGACATGTTTGAGGGGAAACCTAATCAAACTTATGCAACGAAGAATATAGCCAGAGTTGTAGAGTGGGATATTGATGGAAACTTCATATCTGTAACACCTTT